TAAACCTCCAGAATATGGTAAGAAAAATAATAAAGGTGAAGGAGAAAAACCAGCAGTATTTGTAAATGTTGATGGTAAACTTCAGAAACCAGATGAGGCTGAAAAAGATACTGATTCAAAATCAAAAGATAAAGAAGAGGACGAGACACAGAAGGCAACTCCTGATGATTTTGATGTTGATAAACACCTTGACAATCCACCAGAAAAGAAGAAAAATATTTCAAAAGAGAATCAAAAGAAAGTAAACTTTTTGAAAAAGAAAGTTGATGAGGCTCGTGATTTATTAGATAAAGACAAACAAGACTTGGTGGACGAATGTATGGAAAAGATTGAAACACTATATGATGATGATGCAACTGAAGACGAAAAGAAAGAAGCTGCAGAATGGTTGATGAAAAATGGTAGATTCTCTACTAATGCGATGCCAAAATCTGGTCAAAGAAAAGCTTATTTGAACGGAATCGGTGGAATGAGAAAAATATTATCCGCATCAGGAACGGTAGCATCAGAGGACTTGGTACAACAGATGGAAAAGTATGTTGATTTAGGTGAACCTTTCAATCCAAGAGCTTTGAAAGATGGATTTAGTGCAGCAGCTAAACCAGACTTGGGTGATGAAAATATAGCAAAACCAGAGGACGATGAGAGTGTAAAGGAATTTCACGAAAGACATCCTATAATGAAAAAAATAAGGTCAGGTTTACACGGATTGTATGTTGTAAAAGACAAAGATGGAAAGGCTAAAATGCCAAGTAGTCAATACTCAAAAGATTATTTAGAACAAAGTATAAATAATCCAGCACTACAAAATACAATTGACTTTGCAAAAGAACAGGCAGAGGCTGGTAATGTTGATGAGGGAGTTCCAAAGGCGTTAGAAGCACATCAAAAGAGATTACAAAAAATCTTGGAAGATATTCCTGTACCAAGTGAAGAGGCAAGAAAAGCAATTGCTGATAGTTACAATCAATTGATGGTTGATTTACATAAGGCAGATTCGGATATTGCTAATTCAATATTGAAACAGATTGCTGAAAATAATTTATATGAACAAGAATTGGCAAATGGTGAAGAAGTATACTTACCATCTGCTGGTAACTTTCCTGCTGGAGATAAAATAAAAGTAAATGGTGGTGAGGTAGTTGCATTGATAAGTTGTAAATGGGGTAAACAAGGTAGAACATATGGATGTCCTGCAAACTCAAAAACTATCTGTGAATTACATCAAGATAAATCAAAACAAAATAATCAAGGACAATATCTTGGAGAAGAAGGTCATACATTATTGATAAATGATGATTTGATAAAGGGTGAGAATAAAAAAGAAACCAAAGAAAAAACCAAAAATTGGATAAAGAAGACACTCCAAGAAGTAGACTTAGGTGACACTTTTACTGAAGAAGAAATAGAAAAAATTGCAGAAATTACTGCAGACTATATGGAAGAGATTGAACGAATTCAAGAACTCACAAAAGACCTAAAACCTGCAAATGTAAAGTGGGAAACTTTTCAACGAGAGATGAAAAAGATTGATGATAAGTTTAGGAAACTGATGGGTGGTGTTATCACAAAGGAACATGCGGCTGCACTTATTGGTGAAAATAATGCTGGTAATCTAATCGAAAGAGGTGGTAAGGTAAAACCAGAAGCTCTATTATCTGCAATCGAAATTGCAAATAACATTAGAACAAATGAAACACTCACCGAGTTAGAACACAACAAACAATTCTATGATGAAAATGGAGAACCAAAATTCGTAACATCAAAAGGTACAAATGACCCAAATGATTACTCAATAACATTCAGAACTCGTAGAACCAAAGGTCGTTCAGGTGGTGGATGTCAGTTATCATTTACTGGAGATGGTAAACCTGCAGATGTAGAATTGAAAGATGGTGGTGAGGTTTTAGATTCCGAGACAGGTGAAATAAAGGAAGTCTAATGAAAACTCAACTACTATGTACTTTTGCTGCACCTGATCAGTTAGACCATATTCTGTTTCTAATTTCGGAATGTAGTGATGTTTTGTTTGGTAAAATATTTGTATTGGAAAATGTAAATAATCCAAATCAGTTGATGTGTACATATAACATAGAACAAACTGGTGATTACATTACTGATATGAGAGATACTATTTCACTACATAGAAAGAAACAAACCAATACATTGTACACAATCAATGCGATAAATTGTATAATCAAAGAATTGAACAATGGGGTACTTGATAAAAGATATGTTATTCCTTGGGATAATTATCAAAATTCTTTATTGCTAAATAAGGGACAAGACTCTTATCAAATCATAAAAACAAAAATACACACCGTACATAATTTATAATCGTTTGAGATCTGACCGTCATATATATTAAGGATGGTCAAACAAAATAGGTTATACGAAAAGTTTTTTCGATTAATAATATTTTCCGTGATATATATTATTACAAATCAGGTTACTAACTTGATTGGTAATTAACAATTAAACAATAACAATAAATTAGGAGTAAATAATGGACATTGATGCAGTTAGAAAAAGATTGAATCAACTTCAAACAACAAACACTCGGACTTCCAACCTTTGGAAACCAAGTCCTGGTAAACAGGTTATCCGAGTAATTCCTTACAAACACAATAAAGACATTCCTTTTATAGAATTGTTCTTTCACTATGATTTAGGTGGAAAGACTTATCTTTCTCCTATCACTTATGGTCGTCCTGACCCGATTGAAGAGTTTGCAAGTAAACTAAAACAATCAGGTAGTCGTGATGATTTTCGTCTTGGTCGTAAGTTAGAAGCTAAGATGAGAACATTTGCACCAGTAATTGTTCGTGGTGAAGAGAATGAGGGTGTTCGCTTTTGGGGATTCGGTAAAACAGTATATCAAGAATTACTTTCAGTAATTGCCGATCCTGATTATGGTGATATTACAGATCCAGTAAATGGTCGTGATATTTCTGTAGAGTTCCTAACGGCTGAGGAAACAGGTGCTAGTTATCCAAAAACTAACATCAGAGTCAAACCAAATCAGACCGCCATCACAGAAGATGCTCAGAAACTTGAGAGTCTTTTGGAGAATCAATCAGACTTACGAGAGATTTATACAGAACTTTCGTATGATGAATTGACAGATGTATTGAACCAATGGTTACAAGGTACTGAAGAAGAAGAAGCTGAAGAGAAGAAGTCTCCAGCTTTAGACACTGCAACTTCTAATGTAAATGTAGAAGATGCGTTTGACGACCTTTTCAATAAGTAAATAACAATAATATTTGGGTGGTATCCTACAGAACCAAGCGATGAGAGGGCTGTGTTTGTATGCCCAACCACCCAAAGTTTTAACATTAGGAGTAATATATGCCTACAAAAGAAGATTTGGCTCAAGTTTTAGCTGAAAATCTAAACAAGAGTTTCAAAGATTACAAAGTTGCTTACTTTTTGGGAGAGGCTTCACAATCACCAACAGATGTAAAAGATTTCATTTCTACAGGTAGTAGTATGTTGGATTTGGCTATTTCAAATAGACAAAATGGTGGAATTGCAGTTGGTAGAATTACTGAAATCAACGGATTGGAATCAAGTGGTAAATCATTACTTGGTGCTCATATATTATCCGAAACTCAGAAGAAAGGTGGAGTCGCAGTTTATATAGATACTGAGACTTCAGTTAGTCAGCAATTTCTTGGGGCTATAGGTGTTGATGTTTCAAAGATGTTGTATTTACATCTCGAAACTGTGGAAGACATCTTTCAGGCTATTGAAGAAATTGTAACTAAAGTTCGTGAGTCCGATAAGGATAGGTTGGTAACTATTCTTATTGATTCATTAGCTGCAGCTTCTACTAAGGTAGAGATGGATGCTGACTTTGATAAAGATGGTTGGGCAACTGCGAAGGCAATCATCATATCAAAGGCAATGAGAAAAATCACACAGATGATTGGTAGACAAAACATAGCCTTGGTATTTACAAACCAACTCAGACAGAAACTCGGAGTTATGTTTGGAGATCCTTGGACAACAAGTGGTGGGAAGGCCTTACCATTTCACGCATCAACTCGTATTCGACTAAAGAATATGGGACAAATCAAGGATAATAAGAAAAATATTCTTGGGATGAAGTGTAGGGCTCAAATAATCAAGAATAGACTTGGCCCACCATTACGACACGCAGACTATGATATGTATTTCGAGAGTGGAATTGACAATCTTGGTGGTTGGTTGACTGTGTTGAAAGACCACAAATTAGTAAAGTCCGCAGGTGCTTGGTATACATTAGTAGATGGAGAAGGTAAAGAACATAAATTTCAATCAAAAGATTGGGATGCTCTTATGGAAGATGAAGAGTTGAAATCTTATGTCTATGACCTTATTTGTAATAAAGTAATATTACAATATAAAACAGAAGATATGGGAATCGATGATATTGAATATACAGACGAGATAGTTGGGGACTAATGAAAAAAGAGTATCTATCTATCTTGGAAGAAATCAAGAAGAATGGTGGAAAAGATAATCTTGGTGAATTGAACGATAAGGTTCTAATCATTGATGGGTTGAACACTTTTATAAGATGTTTTAGTGCGATACCAACAACAAATGATGATGGAGAACACATCGGTGGTTTATCAGGATTTCTCAAATCAATAGGTTATGTCGTGAGTATGGTCAGACCCACACGAGCTATCGTGGTATTCGATGGTAAAGGTGGGTCTACCAGAAGAAGAAAACTCTATCCTGAATATAAACAAGGTAGGAAAATGTCAGAAAGACTAAATCGTGCCGATGGATTATTCAATGAGAAGAATGATGAACGATTTTCTATGATGAAACAACTGAGAAGAGTTGTTGAGTATCTTGAGTATCTTCCTGTATTGACATATTCTGTTGATGGAATTGAGGCTGATGATACCATTGGTTATCTAACTAAACAATGTCTCAAAGAATCTGAAGTCATTATAATGTCTACTGATAAAGACTTTCTTCAATTGGTTAGTGATAGGGTGAGTGTTTATTCACCAACAAAGAAAAAATTCTACAAACCACCACAAGTATTAGAAGAATATGGTGTTAGTTCAAAGAATCTTTTATACTATAGAATTATAGAAGGAGATAAAAGTGACAACATAAAAGGTGTTCGTGGAATTGGTGGAAAGACAATACAGAAATGGGAAGTTTTATCAAAAGATAAAATGATTTCAATGGATGAGTTGATTAGTTTAGATAAAAGACTTTCAGACTCTTCAAACATATTAGATGTAAATTACAAATTGATGCAGTTACACGATGTAAATATAAGTGGAACTACAAAAATAAACATATTGGATAGGTTAGATGAACCACCTACAGAACTGAAAAAGGTGAAGTTTCAGAAACTATTCTTAGAGGATAAACTATATGGTGCAATTCCAAATATTGATAGTTGGTTGAATTCAACTTGGAGTATGATAAATCACATAGTAAAGAACACAAATGGGAAGAAAGAAAATTTATAACACGGAAGAAGAAAAGCGACAGGCTCAAAGAAAATGGCAAGCCGAATACTATCTTCGTAATAAAGAATCGATTAAGAAGAAAGCTCGTGATAGATATAGATTGAAGAAGTCAAAGGAAATCCGTGAAAGAAGAAACAAAGAATTATATGGAGAGTAAAATATGGCAGATAGTCTAAACGATTATGGACCAACTTTTCAAACTAAAATACTATCGTCATTATTGACAGACAAGGTATTTATATCTACTATTATCGACATCATAGAAGTAGATTATTTTCAATCAGATGCAAACAAATGGATTGTGAAAACAATCGAAAAATATTTTATGGAGTATAAGACTCCACCATCACTTGATGCACTCAAAGTAGAATTGAAGAAACTAAAGAATGATGTTCTTCAAGTTGCTGTAGTTGAGGCTTTGAAATCGGCTTGGACTCATAGAGAGTCTGATGATTTAGATTATGTAAAGGATGAAATATTAGATTTTTGTAAAAATCAAAAACTAAAAAAGGCTATATTAGAATCAGTTGATTTGTTAGAAAATAAAGATTATGATGGTATAAAAATGGTAGTAGATACGGCAATGAGAGCTGGAACTACAAGAGATTTAGGACACGATTATATAAGTGGTTTTGAGGAAAGACTTGAAACATCGGCTAGAAAGACCACACCAACACCTTGGCCAGTAATAAATGATATAATGGATGGTGGATTAGGTGGTGGTGAACTTGGTGTTATGGTTGCACCAGCTGGTATTGGTAAGACTTGGTTTTTACAAACTGTTGGTGCGGATGCAATAAAGAAAGGTATGAAAGTTGTACACTATACACTTGAGTTGAATCAGGCTTATGTTGGTTTGAGATACGATACTATTATTTCAGGTATCAATACTCAACAATTGAAGTATTATAAGGAAGATGTACAATCAAAGTTATTTGACATACAAGGTAATCTGATGATAAAGTATTACCCTACAAGAACTGCATCAGTTCAGACAATATCATCTCATCTAAAACAATTAGAGTTGATAGAGTTCAAACCAGATGTTATTGTTGTTGATTATGCAGATATACTGAAACCCATATCAAATTATAGAGAGAAAAGATTGAATTTGGGTGAGACTTATGAACATCTTAGAGGTATGGCTGGTGAGTTTGATGTTCCTGTATGGACTGCATCTCAGGCAAATCGTAGTTCTTTAGAGGAAGAGGTAATTGGTGCGGATAAAGTTAGTGAAGACTATAGTAAGGTAATGACCGCAGATTTTGTTATGTCGATTAGTAGAAAAGTAGAAGATAAAGTTGCTAATCTTGCAAGAGTTCATATTATAAAAAATAGATTTGGTGTGGATGGTGTCACATATCCAACTGATATGAATACTGATATTGGTAAAATTATGGTAAATGATAGTAATACCAAACAAGGTCAGATTGCGAGTGAAAAGATGAATAACTCAGAAGAATATTTGAGGAAAATGGCAAAAAATCGATTCGACAATCTCAGTTGAGTATAATTATAAATGTATGTTATGGACACGAAATATTGGGAGTTTTTTGAATGAGTAAATTTCAGTTATCAGATAATTTTATAAGTAAGTACAAGAGGAAAAAAGCTCCTTTTGGTTTTAATGGATTAGGTGAGTTGGTTTATATGAGAACCTACTCAAGAATCAAGGACAATGGCAAAAACGAAAGATGGTGGGAAACAGTACAACGAGTTGTAGAGGGAACTTACAACATGCAAATGAATTGGATTGAATCACATCAATTAGGGTGGAATCCCTGGCAAGCACAGAGGTCAGCACAAGATATGTATGACCGTATTTTCAATATGAAGTTCTTACCGCCAGGTCGTGGTTTGTGGGCAATGGGAACACCAATCACAGAAGAAAAAGGACTATATGCCGCCCTAAATAATTGTGCCTTTGTATCAACAAAAACAATAAAAGAAGACTATGCTAAACCTTTCTGTTTCCTTATGGATGCGAGTATGTTAGGTGTTGGTGTTGGGTTCGATACAAAAGGTGCTGGAGAAATAGTAGTCAAAGGTATAAACAAGGATAGAGATGTTCAGACATTTCAAATACCTGATACTCGTGAGGGTTGGGTTGAGTCACTAAAGTTACTATTAGAAAGTTACTTTCACGGACAGGCACCAATGGAGTTTGACTACTCAATAATAAGACCAGCTGGTGTACCAATAAAAGGTTTTGGTGGAGTTAGTTCAGGACCAGAACCACTAAAAGAAGTACACGAAGACATCAGAAAAGTTCTTGAAAAGAATAGTGGAGAACCAATCTCAATCACAACCATCGTAGATATTATGAATCTAATTGGTAAATGTGTAGTGGCTGGTAATGTTAGAAGAACGGCTGAGATTGTATTTGGAGACCCACATTCAGAAGAATATTTAGATTTGAAAAATTATAAAGTAAATCCACATAGAGAACAATATGGATGGACAAGTAATAACTCCATATTTGCAGAATTGGGTATGGATTATACAGAAGCTGCAAAAAGAATTGCAGACAATGGAGAACCAGGATTTGCTTGGTTAGAAAATATGAGACAATATTCTCGTATGAAAAATGGTGGAGACAATAAAGACCATAGAGTAATGGGTGGTAATCCTTGTTTGGAACAATCATTAGAATCATACGAATTGTGTTGTTTGGTAGAAACATTTCCTGAAAATCACGATGATTTTGAGGATTATGCGAGAACACTAAAATATGCATACTTGTATGCAAAAACAGTAACACTTGGTAGAACTCATTGGAGTGATACAAATCGAGTTATGTTGAGAAATAGGAGAATCGGTTGTAGTGTAAGTGGTGTTGCTCAGTTTATAACAAATAGAGGTTTAGATGAACTGAAAGAATGGTTGAATGGTGGATTTGATGTTATCCAACAATGGGATAAACAATATTCAGATTGGATGGCAGTTCCACGATCTATCAAGACCACATCGGTCAAACCATCAGGAACAGTTTCATTATTAGCAGGAGCGACTCCAGGATTACATTACCCTGAGAGTCGTTTTTACATTAGGAGAATAAGAGTTTCAAAACATTCGGAACTATTAGAACCTATGAAAAAAGCAGGTTACAAAGTAGAACCAGCATTTGGTTCAGAAGACACAACTATGGTTGTCGAAGTACCAGTAGATGTCGGTGAGGGGATTAGAACAGCGGCTGAACTTTCGATTTGGGAACAATTCAGTTTAGCCGCTTTTCTTCAACGACATTGGGCAGACAACCAAGTAAGTTGTACGGTTACATTCAATCCAGAAACGGAGACAGACCAAATTGCTCCGTGTTTGAATTATTATCAGTATCACCTAAAGGGTATTAGTTTATTACCAAGACACGATTATGGGGCTTATCCTCAAATGCCATATGAGGCAATTGATGAAAAGACTTATGGTAAAGAAGTCAAAAAACTTGGTAAATTATCATTTGGTGTGATAAAGAATGAAGAGGCAGAAGTAGATAAATTTTGTAACAACGATAGTTGTGAAATCATTCCAACCACTGGTGATAATGATGACCAAGATTATGCAAATTAGACTTACAAAACAGCGGACAGGCAGACGACACACCTGTAAAAAAATGTGTCAATTTCAAAACAACAATAGGAGTGATTACTATGAACTATCGTAATCTAATCTCTATTCTTGCAATGTCAGTAGGACTTGTTTATGGACAGGCCGTTACTGGTTTTGTTGGGGATGGAGAAAAACCACTTGTTGGAGCGAATGTAATCGTTGAGGGTACAGAACTCGGTGGAGTAACAGACGAAAGTGGAAAATTCGTCATCGAAACTGGATCTGGTACTTTTGACATTACTGCTTCATACATCGGTTATGTTGCCAAAACTCAATCAGTTGAGATTGGTGATATAGTTGGAAGTGTCAGTTTTGACTTAGAAACTGATGTGGTTGCTCTCACAGCACTTGAAGTTCTTGCTTCTCGTGCAGATGAGACTACACCTGTTGCTTATACTACGGTTAGTAAAGAAGAAATGGAAGTTCGTCTTGGTTCTCAAGATATTCCAATGATTCTAAACACAACACCAAGTGTATATGCAACTCAACAAGGTGGAGGTGCGGGAGATGCCCGTATTAATGTTCGTGGATTCAACCAACGAAATGTCGCAGTAATGATAAACGGAGTTCCCCAAAACGATATGGAGAACGGATGGGTTTATTGGTCTAATTGGGATGGAGTAGGAGATGCTACTTCCTCAATTCAGATGCAACGAGGTCTATCAGCCGTGAATCTTGCTACACCATCAATTGGTGGAACGATGAACATTATCACCGACCCAGCTGCTCACGAAAAAGGTGGGAAGTTCAAACAAGAAGTCGGTGAGGGTGGATTTCTAAAATCTACCTTGAATTATAACTCAGGTCTAATAAATGATAAGTTGGCAATTAGTGGTACAATTGTTCGTAAAACTGGTGACGGTTTGATTGACGGTACTTGGACAGATGCTTGGGCTTATTATTTAGGTACATCATATGCTGTATCAGATAAACAGAGATTCGAGTTATATGCAATCGGTGCTCCACAAAGACACGGACAGAACCTATACAAACAGAACATAGCTACTTATTCTCAAGAGTTGGCTGGAAGTATCGATGGATACAATGATTCAGCTTATGTTGAGGGAGAGAAGTTTGAAACTGAAGCTGGTAGGTTCTACAATCAGAATTGGGCACCTGTAGACCCATCATACAAAGGCCAACAATATTGGTATATGTATGGTGCGAGAACTACAGACAGGTACAATCCAAATCTGTTGAATGAAAGAGAAAACTTCTTTCATAAACCACTTGTAAATCTAAACCATTTCTATGATATAAATGATGATATGAGATTATCTTCAGTATTATATTGGAGTGGTGGTTCAGGTGGTGGTACTGGTACTTATGGAAGTGTCAGTAGAAAACCTGCAGTCGAAGGAGAACCTTGGTATGCAAGTTCACCTTGGATGTGGGATTGGAATGCTGAGATTGAACAGAACTCATCTAATGTAGATTCTGCTTGGTCTGATGTTGAAAATCGTTCAACAGGTATTCTTCGTAACTCAATCAATCGTCAGAACACATATGGTTTGATTTCTAAATTGAACTATGATGTATCAGACGAACTTGAAGTTCAAGTTGGTATCGATTGGAGAACTGCTGGTATAGAACACGCCCGTGAGGTTCGTGATTTATTAGGTGGAGACTACTATGTAAATTTCGCCGATGATAACGCACCTGATGGTAAAGTAGTTCGTTTAGGTGATATTATCGCCTATCACAACGAAACAACTGTTGATTGGTTTGGTGCTTTCTTACAAGGTAGTTATACTGGTGAGAAACTAAACCTTTATGGTATGGGTGGTGTATCCACTATTGGATATACTTACGAAGA